TAGCAGATTAATTCTTGCAACTGAAGATTCAATGTGCACATTATTAATGTGGTTCGCCCAGAAAATTCAACTTTCACTTAATTCATGTAAAGATAAAGTTTATAATGTTAATGGTGAGTTTGACGCTTCGAAGTATTCACGACTTAAATCATTCGAACATAAATTTGATTATAAGTTAGAAGCAGATTGGAGTTTCTTCGATTCAAATTGTGATACAAACTTTATAATTGCTGCTTGTTCCATCCTATTACAAGGTTTACCAAATGACTCTTTACATAGACATATTAAATTTTTGATTACATCTAGTATAGTAACAAAATATGTTGCATTACCACCTGGTGTAGTTGTTGAACTAAATCGTGGTGTCCCATCAGGCCATCCGTTTACTACTCTAATTAATTGTAATATCAATATGATCTACTGGTCACTTATCGGTAGGAAAATATACGGTGAATCATATTATGATAAAATGAGAATTGAAGTTTATGGTGATGATACTTTTGCTTACTTCACATATTCTGACAACCTATTTAAGATTGATCATTATATTGAAGAACTCGGTCTTAAGTCTTCACCAGTGGCACAAGAACTTAGACTTTGTGATTTTGATTATAACGATGATGAGTTACCAGACTTCCTAAAACGCCGATTTACTGAAACTACTTTAAATTGGAACTATAAGAAAATGTTTGATAAGTTTTTCTATCAAAGTAAAAGACGAAGTTTAGATAATCAGATAGAGTTAGTTAACTCCTTTTACCAAGCAACACCGAATGATATTGAATTACACAAATTCATTACTGATTTTAAGTCATATTTGGACGTTAACGTTGATAAAGAGATATTGTTTAACTCATTATCATACAAGCATCTTGGAGAGCTTGTAAAACTGGGAGAAATGGATAATAATTTAAGAAAGAAATTTAAGGTTGAGTTTGTAAATATCAGTGATTTTGATCTTGATAACAAATTTAAGAGTATTTTAGGTATGTCAGGGATATTCTTAAAAATGTCATCAGTCTTTAAAGATTATAAATTACCAAAGTTATCTCAAGTCGATCTTCTGTATTTCTTATCATTTCCACCAGATTTTACAGTTAAAAATAAATTTATATTTGATCTCTCATCTGATAAGGACGTGATAGGTTGTTATAATGAGGAATATTTTAACAAGAAGGATGTCTATATAGGTGAGATTAAAAATAAAATTGTAAATGGTGTTAATAGTAAGTTTATTAATGCCGCATAGTCACTTTAATTATATTGCTGTTATTCAGCGTTTCG